GCCGCCAAGAAAGCCGCCGCCAAGCCCGCAGAAGCCCCTGTGGCCGCCGAGAAGCCCAAAAAGGCATCGAAGTACCCGTACAAGAAACTGGTCGTCCCTGCGGCCCTACAGGCTGTCCCGAACGGCAAACTGTCAGGGAAGATCCTTCGCCCGGTCAAGTGCGGCGGCCAAATGTACGTCGAGGCCGCCGAAGCCTTCGACCGGATGTATGACCAGGCCGTCCAGTCGGGGATCAAGCTCCGCAACGTGGGCGACTACCGATCTTTCGACGCGCAGCTCGGCCTGTTCAAACAGCGTTACGCGCTCGAGGATCTGGGCCGCAAACCCCAAGTAACCCGCACCTACGAAGGCAAAACGTGGTACCTGAAGCCCGGCATGGCACCGTGCTCGACACCCGGCAAGAGCAACCACGGCCTCGGCCTTGCCATTGACCTTGATGTCACCACCGCCAAAGTCCTCGACTGGCTGTGCGCCAACGCGCCCGCCTTCGGCTTCTACCTCCAGTCCGACGACCCGTCGTCACCAGAGTTCGAAGCTTGGCATTGGCAGTTCTGTGGATGATCCCACACCCTCGGCGTAAAGTTCGCTAAAGTCGTTCGCACCCTGACCCCAACCAGGAGGAAACGTGAAGAAATACCCGCTTTGCCGCATCTGTCAGCGGCCAATGATGATCGGGCAGACCGACGCACACTACGTGTGTGCGCAAGACCCGATCGGCAACCTTGAGCGCGGCCTAGAGCTGTCACAAGGCTCGGCTGACGCCAAATGGACAACCCAACAAGCCGCAGCTGTCGACCAGGCGATCCGCAACGCCGCGGCCAAAAAGACGTTTATCACCGCCGACGACGTATGGGCCGAGCTGCCCGCGACGTTCCCTGTCGGTAAAGGGCTCGCCGCTAGGCTTTTGGCGGCCTGCCGCGCCGGGACAATTGAGAACACCGGCACGACAACCACAGCGCGACGCGGAGGCGCGCACGACCACGCCCAACGACTGACCATTTGGCGGTCGCTGATCGAAGGAAGGAACCCCGCCATGACCCTCGACCGAGGAGCCCGCCGTTAGGCGAGCCGCGGCAGCCGTGCTGATCGCCGCAACACTCAACGCCACACCGGCCGATGCCGCTGTGTCACCCGAATGCAAACGCTACGTCGACCTCGCACGACAGGTCGGCTGGCCCAAATCGCAACGCTACGAACTGGCCCGCATCATGTGGCGCGAGTCCCGGTGCACACCCACGGCGCATAATCCACGCGACCCGTGGGGCGGCTCATACGGCTTGCTGCAAATTAACGGCAGCAACGTCGGCTGGGCCACCCGAATGGGCTACATCCGAGCCCGAACCGATCTAACCGACCCGAGGCGCAACCTGAAGGTCGGGCTAGAACTCTGGAAGCTTTACGGCTGGCGGCCGTGGGGAACCAGATCATCCGTGACAACCCAAACAACAAAAGGAACCGTGCAATGAACAGCATTTTCGACACCGACGACCTGGGCGACGACCCGTTCCCGCCCACTACCACACCGGCACCCAAAAAGCGTGGACGCCCCGCAGCCACACCAGCCGCGGCCAAGCCCAAGCCCAAGATCAGCAAGCCGAAGTATGTCGTGCCGCGTTACAACAAAACCGATCTCGTTGAGGCGCTCATGGGCGTCGCCGCAGAGCTCACGCCGCCCGGTGCGACCTACGCCGAAAAAATGCGTGTCGCAGCCGACCTGCTGGACATGATCGAAAAAGCCAAAGCCTGAACCCAAGGAGCCCCAACATGACTTTCAACCTTGACGATTACGAGCCGGTATCGGCTCGACTAGCAAGGTGGCTTGAAGCCACCGACGGCCACACCGCCGTCATCACCGAAATGGTGTACCGCGGCGACGACTGGTGCATCTTCAAAGCAGGCCTGTACGTCGACGGCACACTTGTCGCCACCGGGTGGGCCGAGGAACACGTCACAGAGCGCGGCGTCAATTCCACCAGCCACGTCGAGAACTGCGAAACGTCAGCTGTCGGTCGAGCACTCGCCAACGCAGGTTTCGCCGGATCAGACCCAACCAAACGCCCAAGCCGTGAGGAAATGACCAAGGTGCAACGCTACGGCGGCCAACCAGCCCAATACGGCAACAAGCCGTCAGGCGTCGCCACCGAAAAGCAGCGCATCTTCATCGCCGACCTGTGCCGCAAACTCAAACCACCGCTGGTACCGCAGCTGCCCGCCGATCTGACCTCGAGCGACGCAGCCAAGCTGATCGAGTCCCTGAAGCGCGGCGAATTGCCTGCCATGCTGATCACCGACGGAGAGGAGCCGTTCTAATGCTCAAGTGGTTTATCGCCCACGTCATCTTGTTCAGCGCCGCGGCCATTTTCGCTGTGCTGTTCGTGTCGGCATTTGACGCGTACTACCAAGACCTTGAGGCGCGTCGCCGGGCGAAATGGGAAGCCCGCCGCGCCCGGTCAAGCCATCCAGCGAACTCGGGGCCGCGCTATGAATGACGGCGACATCACCGAACAACTACGCGTCGCCGCACCGCTTGCCCGAGCACACATGGACAGCACCGATCTCGTCGGCTGGCCGATCCGCTTCATCCTGCTCGAGGCCGCGGCCGAAATCGAGCGTCTACGCCAAGAGCTGCAAGGAGCCCGCCATGCCTGACCCTGGACAACGCACAGACGGCCTCCCGTGGCCATTCCGACCCGACGCCGACCCATACCATTTCGTCGAGATCGCCCCGAACGAATGGATCCGCGTCGTGCTCGCCGGTGATTACAACCAGCTGCTCGAGGACTACCTACGGCTCCAAGCGGCGGCCCGCGACCAAATCGAGGCGGCCAACGAAGTCGTCAACGTCTGGAAGCACTACGGGCACCGGCATGAGTGAACCCTGGCCGATCACCGAAAAACAATTCCAAGATCAGGTCATCGCCCTCGCCATCCTGCACGGCTGGAAAGTGCACCACGTTCGCCCTGGCATGAGCTCCACCGGCAGGTGGCTTACCCATGTACAGGGCCACGTCGGCTTCCCCGATCTGGTTATGGCCCATGAGCGCCACGGCCTGCTATTCGTTGAATGCAAGACCATTAAAGGCCGTCTCACAGAAGCCCAGGTTGATTGGTGCCGCACCCTTGACGCCACCGGGGCAGAAACCTACGTTTGGCGGCCCACAGACCTGCACTTCATCCAGCGACGCCTCAAAGGCATCCGCGATGCAAACCCAACAACCTAACCCAACAGAAAGCCCCAACTCAATGATCGTCAGAACCCCACGCATTGAGCGTGACTTCACCGTCCTGCCCAACCGGGCGCTCCGCGACCCATACCTGTCCTACAGGGCCCGCGGCGTCCTCGCCTACGTCCTGTCGATGCCCGACAACTGGCGCACCAGCGGCGAAACACTTGCCCGCCAAGGCCTTGAGGGCCGCGACGCCATCAGGGCCGCCATCAACGAACTGATCGCCTCCGGCTACGCCAGGCGCGTCAAATCCCAAGACGAACGCGGCCGCTACACCACAGAGCTGCACTTCTACGACTACCCCAAGGCTGTGCACATCCTGGGGAAACTCAGGGGAAAACGAGACACACCGACGACGGAAAACCAGTCGTCGGAAAATCAGTCGTCTAAAGAAGAACTAATACCAAGGACTGTTAAAGAATCAGAGAGTGTCTTACAGAGTGAACCAAAACTCTGTGGATACTGTTCAGGACAAGGCGTGATCGCTGAAGGCTTTGCGGGCCTGCCATCAGTCTGCCCGGACTGCAAAGGCGACGGGCTCGCCCGATGACATCCAAAGGCAAACCCCGACGCGACATCGACACACCCTTCTACAAAGCACAACGCCTCGAATTCCTACAACACAACACAACCTGCCATTGGTGCAAACGCGCAAAAGCAACCACCGTCGACCATCTGATCGAAGTCGATCGGGGTCACGACCCCATGGACATTGAGAACTGGGTGCCTGCTTGCCACAAATGCAACGCAAAACGCGGAGCCGAATACTTGGCACGCAAAAGGGCAATCGCGTCACAAAACCGAAATAAACAAAAAAAATCAGAAGTTTTTTTTGAAAATCAAAAAATAACGCCCCCGACCCCATCCGTCGATGTATCCCCGAAAGGGCAAAGGGCTCTTGAAGGGGATCGATCGGGGCGGGCCGCGGCTGATTTGGTTGGGCCGTCGCTGATCCCGCCGAGGCTGGTGTCGTTACCTCGGGGTTCAGGCTCTTACGGTGCCGAGGTGGCGGCCTTGGCAAAGGATGTGCTGGGTGTTCAGCTGATGCCGTGGCAGATCACGGCGCTGGAGGGGCAGCTGTCGCATGACGATGCCGGTGCGCTGTGCTTCAAACGAAGCCTGGTGTCTGTCGCCCGCCAGAACGGCAAAACTGTGGCGTTGAAGGCGTTGGCCTTGTGGGTGTTGACCAAGGAACCGATCCGTCGCGGCGAGCCGGTGCTGCTGATCTCCACCGCCCACAACCTCGACCTGGCTGTCGAGCTGTTCGAGTCGCTGGCCCCGGTGCTCGAGACCAAGTTCGGAGCAAAGCTGTACTGGTCGTATGGGCGCAACGAAGCTGTCATGCCTGACGGATCCCGCTGGCTGGTTCAGGCCGCCACACCGCGAGCGTTCCACGGCTTCAGCCCGGACTACATCATCGCCGACGAACTCTGGAACATTTCCGCCGACGTCATCTTCAACGGCGCAATCCCCTCTCAACGTGCTCGCCGGCAGTCGCTGCTGTCTTGCTGGAGCACCGCCGGCACCGAGGACTCCCACGCCATGCTCAAGCTCCGCGAGGAAGGGCTTCGGGCGATCGACACTAAGGCCGACAGCAAACTGTTCTTCGCCGAGTGGTCGATCCCGTCTGGTGTGGACAC